GAACATTTAAAATCGGTTTGGCAAACATCATAATCACATATTTCCGAATAATCACGGTCGCCAATTTGGAAATCAATAGGTTCAGGATTACTTGAAACACGTATTTTTATATTTTTATTATTTGCAAGAGATCCTAATTGTTGTTGTGTAAAGTTATGTTGACCAATATTTAATAGACAATCTACTGCAATTTCTTTTAATAATCGGTTTACTTTTCCAATTAATTTTGCTTTTTTCTCTGCATAACGATAAATATATAAATCAGCAGGTTCCTCATTATTTCTAGGAATCGTACTATGTAAATAGATTTCAACATTACGATCTTTAAAGTCTTCTAACGCACAGTGACTGAAATTACGAACACCACGTCCAATAATTTGTTCTATGCGACTCATATTATACCACGGATCAAGTATATGAATCTGACGAATGCATTTAAAATCTAAACCTTCTGAACCTGCTTTGGATATAATAACCACCTTTACTTTTTCGCCATTTAAATTATTTGAATTTGTGACATATTTAATATCTTGCAAGTTATCGGGTGAATATGCTTTATTTCCCGTAATCATAACATATTTTGCAGGTGAAAATGTACCAGGTTCATTATCTTCTGTAAATTGTGTTCTAGATTTCATAGTGATAGAATCAATAGATTCGGTAGGTGGTGTTTTAAATAAGGGTTTGATATAATTTGTGGAACTGAATCGCGTGATACCCATCTCTTCCAAAGCTAGGGCAAGTGGTATAATCGAACCCTCGATATATTGTGAATAAATAAGAACAATTCCTTTTGACTTTTTAATACATTTGCATATTTTCGCGATTTTATTACTATATTTACCTATTTTATCCGGATGAAAAATACGACCGTGATTCGGGTCATTTAATATTTCGGGTCTATATTCATAATCGTATACGTTAGGATAAGGAGACTTTTGTACAGTATATTTCATAGTATTAGATAATCCCTTTTTACCAATAAATTGATTCACAATTTCATCATTTCTTTCATCTTCAAATTCATTTGATTGAATAGAGTCAACACCTTTATCTAATTCCTTATTTGGAAAAACTATATCTAATGCTTCAAGGGGTTTTAATAGAAACGTATATCCAAAAGAATCCATATTCTCAAAACTAGGCATTTCACGCTCTTCTCCAAATTTGGTAACAAGATTATTTGATTTATTACGCATATGATTTAATATAAAATCATAACCCTTTGCTTGATATTCACCTATTTCGGTTAAAAAAACAGGAATGTTTTCTAATGTGCCTTCGATTTCACGACCATTCATCTGCATAGTAGGATATTCTTCCAGATTTTGTAAAGAATTTTCAGGTGAGAAAACGTCGGGATATACGCGATATGGGAATGTGTATGGATTTTCACCACGTACATAAGAAACATAACCGGTTAATTTACGGGTTAAAAGTTCTCGACCAACATCGAGAGATTTCTCAATCTTCTCATTTTTCTCTTTAAAATTACCATCTTTATCAAAGACATCACTTTCTCGAATCGTGCTTTGTTTATTTACAATATTTATTAAATTTGTTAACCATATTATCTCTTTATGACTATTATACATAGGAGTGGCGGAAAGTAATAATAAACGCATACTTGTAGTATATCTTGCAATGTCCATTAATAACATCGCTGTTTTACTCTCCTCTTTATTTTGCTCAGAAATATGTATATTATGAACTTCATCAATAATAATAAGACGATTATCAAAGTACTTTTGTATCTTTTTAATTTTTAATTCTTTTAATTCGGCAGCGGAAAAACGAGATCCAGTAGGTAACTGAATTACGCGATTAATATAATTTCTTAATTCAACATAGCCCATAAATTTATAATATTTGTTAATAATACTATTGATTTCATGAATCACTCTATCCTTTGGAACACCAATTAAATTTGTAGGATTAATTTCTTTTAAAAGAGCATCTCCTATACACGTATTTAATTTCCATAGTCCTGCTTCGAGCTTTAATTTTCGGTCATCAAACAATTGAAGACGATAGTTTTCTTGAACGTTTGGAGACGCAACGATTAATATAGGTTGTGTAATTCCGACTTGCTTCATATATGCTCTCATTTCTTCAGCAATTCCAATAGAACTACAAGTTTTGCCTGTACCCAATCCGTGGTAAAGTAATAAACAATTATAGGGAGTTTGTAAGGATAAGAAATTTTTAACAAAGAGTTGATGGGGGGTTAATTCAAAATCTGTATTACATAATTTTTTAGCATGTTCTTCGATATCGTAAATCGAGCCATCATATTTGGTTTCGTTAAATTCTTTATGCTTTGCAATTTTAATATTGAAATTTGGATCATTTATTTCTGGATATAAGAAATCATAGGTTTGGTTATCTTTTAAATTATTATATTCACGTCGCTCCGTGTAAGCTAAATACTTATTATATTCAGTATATTCTACATTTGAAGGAATAGATTGTTCTTCCTGTTCAATTTCGACTTCATTTTTATCAACACTCTCAATATCGGGAATTTGTCTATCCTGAATACCAAATTCTTTTTCGGCCATAGTCTCTTCTTCAAAAATTTTTCGTGGCTCTTCAAGGTCGCCCTCTACTACAGAAACAACTACTTGTTCCGGTTCTGCAATTTGCTCTTTCTCTTGTTTTTCCTCGAGAACTTCTGGACTAGGAATTGCGGGTTCTTCCTCTATGTTTCTGAAATGTTTTTCTAAACAAAGTATAGTTATTACAAAATCAGATTGAGTAGCTAAACCAAATTTTTTTGTATTTTTAAATACATCTATTGGAACGTGAAGTAATTCGGATAATACCTTTTTTAAACTATTTTTACCTTCTTTATTACTGGTGGCCGGCAATTTATTTAATTCATCATATCTTTCTTGCTCTTCTGGAGAATGTTGGTAGTTTTTATTACAACCAGATTTTAACAATATTTCAGTAATATATTGTTCAGCATTATCGGGTTTTAATAAAAGTGTAGTTTTTTTATTTATGATTTCGGCGTCTTGGTCAGGTATAATTTCTTTGGGTTCAAAATTTCCTAATAATGCTTTTAACAGTTCATTATCTTTACTAATGCCTGTAACTGGGTGTAAATCAAAAACGCTTTCTGAAATTTTTGTAAGTACGGATTTTGGTCTGCCTCTACCTCTTTTTTTTGTAGTATTCGATGGAGAAGGTTTTATAGGTTTTTCTGCCTTTTTTGTTTCTCCTTTTGGCATTTAGATTTGTACTTAAATTATACGTATATTTATTTTGTACATATAATTTTATAAAAATCAGGTCATCTTTTCTACACGTATAAAGATGAGGGGTCCAAGGGGAACAAATGTTCCCCTTATTGGTAGCAAAATAATCGGAAAGATTTTATAGTTTCATTAATGTTCGTTAATATTCGTTTTTTCTCTAAATTATAATTACGTATACTCTGAATACAATCTTCAAAACTTTTCCATTCCATTTTACTAACTTCTGTAGGTTCAAACTTATGGGTTTGTAATGTATGTTCCAATTTCATAAATGTTAGGTAGTATTTATGCTTATAAGACTTATAATTTGATCCCGTAAATATTTCTTCAAAGGGTAATATATTTTTAATATTCTTCAACTGTTTTATGTTGTACCCAGTTTCTTCTTGGAATTCACGTAATGCGGATTCATAATCACTTTCTTGATAATTACGTCGCCCTTTTGGAAATCCCCATTCTGGTTCTGTCCAAATATCATATTTATTACTTTCCTCTATAAGTGTAGTTAATGTATATAATTCATTTTTAAATATTATACCTGAACATAATGCATTAAATTTTTCACGTGAGATATTTTCCTCTGATTTATATTGGTTAGAAATGTGCTCATCGCCCCATATTCGTTTCCATAATAAATCAAAATCGCCTCTACCTAATATTTCCTTTTCTTCTACAGTCATTTGTTTTAGCATATTCAAAATATAATCTTTATTATAAAGAGAGTACTTCCCACGCATAAAATCAATATAACCAAGGGTATCTTTCCTTCTTATCATTAGATATTGTATATCATTTTCATAAATACGAAATGCGATTATCCCAAAACTCGTAATAGGAAGTTTACATTGATGATATAAATGTCCTGCTTTTCCACAATTGTTACAATAATTATTATTCATAAACGCTGAATTAATATGTGTAATAATCTTTATATATTTATATTTTGAATATATTAGAATGCAGTTTTATGCAAACGTTTGGGGACCACATTATTGGTTCTTTTTACATACAGTAGCTGAATCTTATCCTATGCATCCAAATGAGGTTACAAAACGTAAATATTATGATCTAATCACAAATATGCCGTTGTTTATTCCAGTAGAAGAAATGGGAAATAAATTCGGTGAGTTATTAGATCGATATCCAGTAAAACCATATTTAGATAATCGGGATTCTTTTGTCAGATGGACACATTTTATTCATAATAAGTACAATGTGATGCTAGGAAAAGTTGAGTTATCTTTACCTATGTCTTTAGAAAAGTATCGTTCCGAATATAAACCCAAGGCAGTTATATTATCTGAAAAAATAAACATGCGAAAACACATTATTCATGCGATATTGATATTGGCATTGCTGTTTTTAATTTATTATTTTTGGAGGTGAATAGTTAATTTTCTCTCAATATAATAATAAATAATAAACAAAAATGCGTGTAGAAATTCTTATATTTATAATAGCAGGATTAATCATCGCAAACATATACACAGAAGGTAAAGTCCTAAAAAAACTATTATCCTTTAAGAAGTATTATCAGATGATTGGTGTTGCATTTGGTGCATTCATGTTATATATTCTATTAAAACGTAATCCGATGCGAGCACAACAAGTGATTTCCACTACAAACGATTATATAAAATATTTACCAATTGACAGAAACACTTCCAATATGATATCGCCTATTTTAGATTTCACATCCAAACAAGATTTTAGCAACGAAACAGGAAAAAGTGCATATAATTATCCAGTATTGCCTATGCCAAATAGTAATCACACTGTATCTGAAAACAGAATGCTTCAGTCTGGTAAAAAAGCAACAAAACGTTCGGTAAGCGAAACAAAGAAGAAATATGTAGCATCAAGCCAGGATTGGAAATGCGGAGATTGTGGCTGTAAATTACCAGCGTGGTTCGAAGTGGATCATAAAATCCGTTTAGAACATGGTGGAAGTAACCACATTGATAATTTAGTAGCACTTTGTAGAGATTGCCATGGCAAGAAAACTGCGATTGAGAACTTATAATTAGAAGTTTCCCATCTAATTATAATATATGATTTGTATATAAGAAAATAATAAATAGAAATGGATACAATATTTAATGATTTTGATATAAAACTAATACCGACGTATGGATTATTGTTTACTGTTATAGGCGTTATTATAGCAACTTTACATTTTGCAGCGTATGATCCAAAATCATTAACAGTAAATACATATGGATACATATTAACAATAGCAATTCCATTATTGGTTATATTGTATTATGCGATACCTGCTTTTAATACGAGTATAGGAACTAGAAAATTATTTGGATTTGTATTTTTAGCAGTAACTATAACTTTAGCTGGATTCTATTTTTATGCGAACATGAATCCGACATATTTTGAAATGGTGGGATATTTATCCGGGTTTTTATTATTATCGATTACACTTATTGGATTAGCAATTACTTTTTATATGATGAGTAACTATTTAAAATCATTTACGGGGTGGAGTGGGTTCGTAGTATATTTCATATTTTACATACCGTGTTTACTTATTGATTTCTTTAAATACATACTCAGAGAGCTTCAGATGACATCACAAATTATATACGTTTTATTTTTTATTGAAATCGTATTAATCATTTTGTATATTTTTATTCCCCAAGTTATTACAGCAATATCAAAAAAAGACGGAATTGTATTATTGGACGGTGGATCATTTTTAGATGAACATAAAGTTATAGGTTCGAGCACTACATTAAGAATACAATCAGATAAACTAGAGAATACTAGTGAAGGTGTGGTTTATAATAGAAACTATGCATTTTCTATGTGGGTTTATTTAAATATACAAGCAAATAACACTTCTGCGTATACACAAGAAACGCCAATTTTTGATTGTGGAAATGGTAAACCAAAAATAGTATATTATAATAATATGGATGATGCGAATAAAAAAAATAAATATATATTCTATTTTACAGACGTGAAAAAAGGTCCACGAACGTATGAATTAACTTTACCAAATCAAAAATGGAATAATTTTGTATTTAATTACGATCATAACAAAGTTGATTTATTTGTAAATGGTGAATTAGTAAGGACATTTTATTTTAATGACGGGGATAATAATAATCGTCCAAAATACATGCCTTCCGATAGCATTAGTATTGGAAGTGAAAACGGATTAATTGGAGCAATTTGTAACGTAAGGTATTATCCTTACAATTTATCTAGTTCGAAAATTGTTTCCAATTATAATTTATTAATGTATAAAAATCCACCAACTTTTATTTTGTAACTATTAAATATATAATGAACTCACTAGTTATTATTTTAGGAATTTTACTAATATTTTTAATTTATTTATTATACATATATTTGACTAGTACATCTAGTACATTAACAACTATTGCGGATTTTTCATTAGCGATCCCTGCAGTAACTGGTGATAACTTAAAATCTGCTACAAATTTAAGTTATGCCTATGGTATATGGATTTATGTACAAAATTGGGATCCATCTGCACAAAAGACTATTTTATACAGACCTGATAATTTTAAATTATATTTAGATAAAAAATCGCCAACATTGTATTGTGATATTGTTATGTCAAATTCAACAACTACATCTCCATCTGTAAAAACAATTACACTAACAAATAGTTTTCCAATACAGAAGTGGGTATATATAATTTTAAGTATGGATAATCAATATTTAGATTGTTATTTAGATGGTAAATTAATTTTATCAAACCAAGTAACAACGACTATTGGTACTGGTAACACAACTACTGTTGTTACACCAATGCAACCAAAAGATTCTACCAAATCCCAATTATATTTAGGAAATTCAGGTGATCCAGTCGGAGGAACATTTAATCCTAGCACAGATAGCAATACTGGTTCTGGATGGAGTGCACAAGCATTAACATTAACAAGATGGACTGTTGCTGTCGACCCACAAACAGCTTGGAATTGGTATATGAAAGGAAATGGAAAGAGTAGATTTTCTGCCATATTCTCATCCTATGGAGTAAATTATACCGTATTAAAAGACAATGTTCCAGTTTTGTCAAATCAAACCTTGTTTTAATTTAGAATTTAATATTTGCCCTGATAATTTTAAATAATCATATTATATAAAATTAACTATGAATAATTTCCAAACAAACATTCAGGAGAATATAAAAGTACCAGAATCTGTACAACAATTTGGTCAAAATGTTGGTAATTCAATTAATGAAATGAAAACAAATGTATCATCTGGGTTTAACGAGTTCTCTACTCAAGCTTCAGCTGGAGTAGGAGCTTCTTCACAATTTTTACAGTCAAATACCATAATAGCTAAATTTGTATTTCTTATTTTAGTTATTATTGGATTTTTATTTTTATTAAATTTAGGTGTATCCGCATTACTATATTTTTTAAATCCATCAGCCAGTCCATACATAGTAAAGGGACTTATAACTGGACAAACTGCAAAAACTTTTTCTCAGGATCCAACACAAGGTTCTAACAAAAAAATTGTGAAATTATCAAATAACAGATTAACTGGAATAGAATTTACATGGTCTGTTTGGATATATATAAGTGATTTAGGTAGTGACTCAAATAAGTATCAATTTATATTTAATAAAGGAGATACAAATTTCGGACCAAATAATATTAGTCAGGTAAATAATGCTCCGGGTTTATATTTATCACCAGTTGTTAGTGGCAATCAATCGATAAATGGCAATACAGCCAAGATACTTGTTCTAATGGATACGTCTGACCTAAATTCAACAAATAATTCAATAGAAATTGATAAGATTCCTATTCGAAAATGGGTAAACATCATTATTCGTTTAGAAAATACTATGGTCGACGTTTACATAAATGGTATAGTTTCTGGACGTTTAAATTTACCTTTAGTACCGAAACAAAATTTTAATGATATTAATGTTTGTAAAGGTGGTGGATTTAGCGGTAATCTATCTGATTTACGTTATTTTAATTATGCATTAAATATTGTAGAAATAAACAGTATTAATTATTGGGGTCCTAATTTAAAAGCTAGTGACGAAAATGAAGGTGCCAATGTTACTAGTGATTCTAATTATTTATCATCTTTATGGTATTCTGAAAAAATATATTAAATGTAAGTATATTATATTAATAGTAACTATAATATAATATGTCGGGAACTACTACAAATGTATCAATAAATGTTCTTTGTGATCAAAGGAAAAAAAGAATGTTGTTTTTGAATCCTCAAACTAGATATACTCCTATTTCCCCATATAATGGTTCATATACTAAGTATCAATTAGATATGAGAAGAAAAGCTGAAATATTAAAATATAGTAATAATTCTAGTAGTTCAAAAACAAATAATTTAACAAAGGCACAAACATTTGTTCAGTTAGTAACTACTCGCAGAAGATATACTTCACAAACTTGTCCAAAAGATAGGTTAATACCAACACCCAGTTCCTCATCTGGTGTTCCAGGACCGATCGTTAATTTAATTGATGATGAAACTGTTCCGTTGTATAATTTTATTAATTATTCTATTAATGATGCAGCATATAGTCAAAGCCAAACAGAAAATAATGTTCCTTGGGAATTAAATACTACGAATAATGTGTATTTATCAAGAGTGGTTTCAACGTATAGTAATATTGGCTCATTTTATATAACAAATTTTGTATTACAACCATCTTATATATACACATTAAAAATACCATTAGGTGCATACGCCAATGATGCTACTGCAAATGCATACAATAGAATCGCAAAAATATATATAAATAAAATTAATTTTATAGCTGCTTATAGTAATAATAATTTACCTATAAATTATTCAGCTAGCTTATTGCGTTATCCTTTAAATACAATTATTCAAATTCCATATACTAAATTATCAACACCAATAAATGGTTATACTTATTTTGCTTATGTAGATACAATAATAATAACTGGTATATCTCTTACTACAACTCCAGGTTATGTTTATGATTTCAATTTAAATTTAAAGGTTGACCCTGATATTACAAATACAAATTTATTTGCAAATTATGATAACTCATCATTAACATCCAAATTAACAATAAGTGTCTAACAAATTATCTATTGTAAAAATCAAATTCCATTTCATCAAGCACGTTTATAAGAGTATATCCCATGAATTCATATTTATGAATAAAATCTAGGGCTCTAGTCATTTCAGAATGAAAATTTTTTATATCTGAAGAATGATAAATAAACTGATCAAACATAAATTCTGGTTTAGATAAAAATACATTAGGATCTACCCTTATTTTTTCCTCATCTAACCGATAATAATATGTATTTAATATTCCAATATTTTTAATAATTTGCCTATATTTTTTATGAATTTCTTGTTTTAGTACACCTTTATAATTAATATTATTTTCAAAAGAATTTTCAATACTTTGCTTTAACCATTCTAGATCATCAAAAAATTGTCTAGTAAAATGTTTGTAACCGTGATTTACTAGTTCATTATATTTTTGCATTTCTATCTGAAAATCATCTATTGTTAAATTTTCTTTATTGCGAATACTATGGAAAATAGAAATTTTTTCCTCATATGTTTCAATAGTTGTGGATAACTCATGCTTTAAGGCTTCCATTAATTTTTCATCTACTATTTCTTCAGAAAAAATACCTCCACGCACATTATCTATTCCAAAATAAATCATGTATCTTTTTGTCCACGCGTTAACATCAAAAGCATCAAAAAAAGGAATAGTTTCATAAATTCGAATAGGTGCGTTTTTCTTTACAAAATCATAAAGAGTTTGGCATTCAAGTAGAATAGTGTCAGAAGAAGTTGAAACATGCAGGAACCATTTATCGTTTTCTAATTGAAGAACATATATGTTTAAATTTGCCATAAATATATAAACTGTTAGTGTTAAGTTTATATATTTTATTTTATTTATTATTTTTATTGGATAAGTTGTGATTATTCATATTATTTGTTAATGTGGGATTTAAACAAGCTTTTTGATTTGGGAATACTTGACCGGATAAGCATTTATCATGTTCTCCAATTTCTATACATCCTCTTCTTCCTTGATATTCACCAACTAAACACCAATTTGTTTTTGCAGCCGCAATTGGCTTTTGAATTGGATTTTCGGCATTATCTGGCTTAGGTTCTTCTCTCTTTATAGCTGAGTTATTTATGGATTTATCTAACTGAAGTTTAGCCTCATTATGTTCACCAGCTTTTTTAAATAAATCACCAACATCATGCAATGTTCCACCGGCAATATCTATACCCTTTTTACTGGTATCTGCAACAATCTCCGTAGATTTATCTATTACAACTCCAGTTGTATAAAATAATTGGTTTATAACCGGGCTTAAAAGTTGGTAAATGGCTCTTACTAAATTATCGAGAAACGTTAATAAATTTATTCCTAAAAGGGATAATAGTAATAACGCAATCAATACGATTATTAATGTATTTTTATTATTACTAAATATGTTATTACCGGGAGTAATATTTGTAGGCACATTATCCATTTGAGTTAATTATATAATATAGTATATTATTTTTTAAAAATAAGATTTAAAACAGTTCGTTTAATTATTCTATATAATATCGAATATTATAGTATTAATGGGCTTTTTTAATTTTATTGAAACGTTCTTCTTTTTAAGTTTAGGAATTACATTTGTTTTAATATTACTTCTTGTATATCATTTTAAACAGAGGTTAACTGCTCTTGAAAACAAAAGTGATACTGTTTTTGATATTTTAAATAATATTGTAAAGGAATTAACGGAGACACGTCAAACACAAGTTAAATTATATTCTGAAATGTTAAGATATCAGCCTTCATATAATTTTCAAACCGCAAATAATAGACACATCATTTCACCAAACATGAATGCATATGAAGTGTCTGAAAAAATTAAAGTTTCTGATGGAGATTTTGAAGATGATGAAGAGAGTGAGGAAAGTGATGATGCGTCCGATTATGAAGATGAAGATGAAGATGAAGATGAAGATGAAGATATACCTACTTTAATAAATGGTACAACATTTGAAACATATGCGGATAACCCACCTACTGTTAAAATTATAAATGTTCCTTTAAATGAAACTATCGAGGACGACGTATTAGAATTGGCAGACTTGGAACAAGATAATACAAATTCAGAAGAAAATGATAATAAAATAGAATCTGTTGAATTAGAAGAGCAAGAAGAACCGATTCACGTAGAAAAGTTAGAGGAATCTGAATCTTTAGAAAATAATGACTCAGAGGATTCAAATAAAGATTCAAAAGAAGTATATAATAAGATGAGTGTTGCTGAATTAAAAGCATTAGTTATAACAAAGGGTTTATCTTCAGATCCTAGTAAGAAAAAGAAGATTGAATTAATTAAATTGTTAGAATCCTCTGAAAATTAAAGTATTGAAATAATATATAAAAGTTATTATATATTATAAATGTTTTCAAGCTCTCAATTTGAAAAATTAGATAATGCATATCCTGTAATTAAAGAAACTATACCAAGATCTTCTTTAGGATATGCAACGAATAATAAATACCCTGAATTCCCTCCTTTAATGAGCGATGGAAGATCTATTACGGCAACATGGCAACCTGAAGCTTTAATAAATGATGACCTTATTCAAAGTAACAATATTCGTTCCAATTGGCAATACCGTAAATATTTGACAAAGAATGCAAAGGATATTATGGAATATAATTTCCGTGAATCCTCAAATGATGTAGGATACTATAAACGCCCAATTGACTTACCAAATATGCAATCGAATAACGTAAAGAATATGAATGGAGTTCCTTACAATTTCACATCCCTTCTTGATCCCTCTAAACCTTTTGGCTACCAAACAAGCGATTTAAAGGAGACGTATTTAACACGTGAACAATTAGATTCACGTAAGATTTCTCCAGTGATTACTCAAGATCAATTACTTAAAAATGTGAATTCCAAATAAATACGTTTAAATATGATATAGCAAATGTATCATATTTACAATAATGAGACTTATCAGTTTTGATGTAGGAATAAAAAATATGGCGTATTGTATTTTTGATATTTCTGGGCAACAAATAGCAATAGTAGGATGGAACGTTTTGAACTTGTTGGAAGAAGAGCCTACTACTGAAGCATGCAATCAGATTATAGCAGCAAAAACAAAAAAAGTATTACCAAAACCATGTACGAAAATAGCAAAATATAAAAAAAACGGGCAATGTTATTGTGAGAAACACGCGAAGAATTCTCCTTTCCTTATTCCAAATAAGAAAAACTCTATGACAGCACTTAAGAAAATGAAAATGGATGAATTAATCAAACTTGAACAAACCATTTTTTTTATGGAAGTAGAGAACCAGTCAAAGTTAAAGAAAGATGTAATAGAAAAAATAGGGGGGTTTTACGAGAAAAATAGCTTTGAACTGGTAGTAAAGAAAAAGTCAAAGAACGCATCGGAAATTGATTTGATAACCATAGGTAAAAGTATGAAGGACTTATTAAATGCTACTTCAGGAATAGATGAATTAACTCATGTTGTGATAGAAAATCAAATATCACCTATAGCGAATCGTATGAAAACAATTCAGGGCATGTTAGCACAATATTTTATTATGAAGAATTCCGATATTCATATTGATTTTGTGTCTTCCGCAAATAAATTATCACAGTTTGGCGAAAAGAAACCCAAACAAAAAACTGTAGAAAAGCCTTTAGAAAACACAATCGTAAACGCCGATTATAAGCAACATAAAAAAGATGGCCTATATTATTGTTCACAAGTTATTCAGAAAAACGCATTCTTTTCAGGTTGGATAGAATCTTTAAACATAAAAAAAGCTGATGATTTAGCGGATTCTTTTTTACAAGGGATGTGGTATTTAAAGAATAAAAATATAATAACTTATGCGGATGATTTAAAAATAATATTTGTATAATTATCATAATACATGGAAGTTATTGATCTAGGATTAAGTGATTTAGAACCCGTTTCTATTAACTTTAATGAATCTAAGCCTAGTGTTAATTTTGGCTCTGGAATTGAATTATTAATGAATGATAAAAAGAGGTCTTCTAGTAATTTAAATCTTGATTTAGGAGAACTTGATACTTTAGAAAGTGAATTAAATGAAATTTCTGGAGCTAGTTCTAGTAATTATGGTGGTTCTAGCGGTGGGGAAACAAAGACATTAAGTGGTTTTGCAGGTAACCTCTTTGGTTTTGGAAGTGCATCCGAATCTTCAAAAAAAGTATCTATTGAACCTGAACAATCCGACTCGAATTTGGGAGCAGCAACTCGTGAAAGTATTGGAAACACAAAGACTTGGGACGGGTTTTCAAAAATGAATGAAATCCCGGTTTCATCAAGTACTGCAAATATAAAAATGACAGATCGTGAACGTCGTCGTAAAATGCGATTGATGATTAAGAAATTAGAGGAATGGCACGCAAAAGGATTAATAAAAAACAATTCTCATTTTGATATGGATTCATCTTATGAGGAAGTAGAAGATGAATATGAGAGTGCATTAGAAGATAAACGTAAGAAGGATAGTGTTAAATTACAAGGATGGTGGTTTATGACATTTATTAATTCTATGGAATATGCGAATGCTGCATTTAATCCATTTGATTTGAACTTAGATGGTTGGGGAGAACAAGTTAGCGAGGATTTAGATAGTTATGAAGAGATTTTTAGTGAATTGTACGATAAATATAAAGGAGGAAAGTTAGCACCGGAGATTTCACTTTTATTACGTGTTGGTTTTAGTGCTGCTGTTTTAAATTTCTCGAATAAGGCATTATCTAGTGCTACTCCGGCATTTAATGACGTCATTAAACAAAGCCCCGAATTAATGAAGATGTTTACAAATGCTACTGTAAGTAGTATGAGCCAGGCGTCACCTGGATTTGCTATGGCGAATAATTTAATGCAAGAACAAGCAAATCGTCCTCGTGGTGTGCCACCACCTGCTCCAGTTGAAACAAAAAACCAGCCACCACCCCAACGACCAGGTATGGTTTTTACAGAGACCGTAAATGGACGTCCCGATATAGCAGCTGGACGCGGTGCTATGTTCCGTGAACAAGGTCAAGAATTAAATGGTGGTTTTGAACGCTTAGATGAACCTCAGCGTCCAATTCGTCCTATGCAAGTACCACCACAACCGCCACAACCTAGACCCGAAATGAGAGGTCCGCAATCTACAGATATTGACAATATTTTATCTGGATTAAAAACACGTACTGTAAATATTCGTGAACAACCGCCAATCACTGTAGAAACTGTAAATGAAGATGATTCTATGATATCTATTAGTTCTATGAAAGATATAACAGGAGCAAGTATGCCCAAACGCTCAAATCGTAGAAAGAATGGATCAGCGAAGAATACGATTTCTTTGGATATCTAGATGCGATAAAATGATAATATAATAATAAAGTTACTATATTATTAGATGTGTGGAATCGTAGGATATCTAGGTAATGATAGTTATAAAGATTTTATATTATCAGGACTAAAATTATTACAAAATCGAGGTTATGATTCTGTCGGAATAGCCAGTATAAATAATAATCAATTAGAAACAGTAAAATTTGCTTCTACTAATACAAACGACGCATTATATTTATTAGAATCGGAAATAAGACAAAAAAATGAATCTACTACAAATTTAGCTATAGGTCATACAAGATGGGCAACGCACGGTGGAAAAACAAATACAAATGCCCATCCGCATCACGATAATAAAGATAGAATTGCTTTAGTTCATAATGGTATTATTGAAAATTACAACGAATTAAAAACATCATTAATTCAAGAGGGTTATTTTTTTCGATCTCAAACAGATACAGAGGTGGTTGCAGTATTGATTGGAAAATATTTAGATCAAAATGAAACTATGGATTATGCTATTAAAAAAACAATAGAAGAGTTATCGGGAACTTGGGCACTCGTTATTCTTCATAAGGATTTTCCAAATAAAATATGGATGATACGAAATGGATCCCCCCTTTTATTAGGAATTGATGATGAATTTGTAATGGTAGCATCTGAACATATAGCATTTGGTAACTATTGTAAAACATATATCGATCTAGATAACCATGATTTGATAGAAGTTACGAAAACTGAACGCACAATAACATATAATAAAAACATTCATCGTTATTCGATGAAAGAAAAACCGGCCGGAATTATTGAATTGGCACCTACGAATTATGACCATTGGTTAATTAAAGAAATAATGGAGCAATCACAATCTGTAAATCGTGCATTAAATAATGGTGGAAGAATAGAAAGTAATGTTACAGTAAAATTGGGTGGATTGGATAATTGCAAACAAAGGTTATTAGATACGAATCATTTATTAATTTTGGGATGTGGAACCTCCTATCATGCTGGATTATGGGCATTAGATATATTCAAACAATTGGATATATTTGATACAGTAGCGATTTATGATGGTGCAGAATTTCAAGTACGAGATATTCCCAAAAAAGGTAAATGTGCAGTAATTTTATTATCTCAATCTGGTGAAACAAAAGACCTTCATCAGTGTATTCAAATTGCAAGGGATTATGATATGGTTTCTATCGGAATTGTGAACGTAATAGATTCATTAATCGCCAGAGAAACAGATTGTGGAGTTTATTTAAATGCGGGTAGAGAAGTATCTGTAGCTTCTACAAAATCATTTACAAATCAGTGTATTGTATTATCGATGATGGCAGTTTGGTTTTCTCAAAATAGAGGAACCCATATTGAGAAAAGAAAAAGAATTATTTCGGATTTACGTAAAGTACCTTTTCAAATAAATACTATGTTTGAAGAAGAAAATGTAAATAAAATAAAGAATTTGTCGAATTTATTAAAGGGTGCAACGAGTATATTTTTACTTGGAAAAGGACGTTCGCAAGCAATCGCTATGGAAGGAGCACTAAAATTAAAAGAAGTAGCATATATTCATTCCGAAGGATATAGTTCATCAGCTCTTAAACACGGAACATTTGCACTTATTGTTCCCAAATTACCCATTATCATTTTTGATATTGATGAGGAACATCATGCAAAAAATCAAAACGCATATCAGGAAGTTTTGGCTAGAGAAGCAGAAGTAATTCGTGTTTGTGATTCTGAGGGTGCCGAATTAAGTATAGAGAAAAATCACACCTACGGTGGCATTCTAGCAAACATTTATATTCAATTATTAAGTTATTATATTGCATTGGAACTTGGACATAATCCAGATTATCCTAAAAATTTGGCGAAAGTTGTTACTGTTTTTTAATACAAAAGTTCTAATTTTGCAAGTTCTTGTGGTGTATTTACGCCAGAAATATATTTATTTTCACCTTCTTCTATTAAATATGTATCAATAGATAACTCTGTATGTTGTTTGATGAGTTTCACAATATCGGTTAAATAATATTCATTTTGAACATTATTATTATCAATCATAGGAACATATTTCCTCAATAATCTACTTTCTATTAAATATAACCCAGAATTTACAATATTTATTTTACGTTGTTCCTCTGTGCAATCTTTTTCTTCTATAATACCAATAAATTCCCCTCTATTATCATAAACAATACGACCATACCCTGTAGGATTCTCAAATTTAGCGACTAAAATATTTGCTTGATAACTATTCTCTATAAATTTCTCTAATATTGTTTTATTAATAAGTGGCATGTCTCCATTTAATATTAATACTCGCATCTCATTATGATACAAAGGTAAACAAGTTTTAATTGCATCACCTGTTCCTAATGGATTTTCTTGTTTAACAAACCATATTTTATTGATATCTATATATTTTTCTAATGTTGTTTTTATTAACATGTGATGTTTCCCGGTAACAATAATAATTTTTTCTGGATGTAAGTAAAACGATGCTTCTACAATCCTTACCAACATAGGTTTCCCTTTGAATAAATGGAGAACCTTAGGTATATCCGAATTCATACGTTTTCCCTCGCCAGCAGCAAGAATTGTAACCACCAAATTATTTGACATATATAAAAATATATTTATTTATTTTTTATATGTGTTTAAGCATTTTTATACATATCCAACATCTGTTTTTTTTGTTCATCGTAATCCACAATAGGTTTTGGATATTTTACATCTTTATACTTTGGGTCTTCACAAGCAGTTGACCATTTATGAATATCTTTTGCATCCACAGATTCTAATTCAGGTACCCATTTTTTAATAAATTCTGCATCTCTATCAAATTTATTACCTTGTATCCATGGATTCATATCTCTGTAATAAGGCTTCATATCTACACCTGTGCTACTTATTCCTTGCCAATTTCCATTATTCGATGCAATATCATAATCAGTTAATTGTTGTGCGAAATATTTTTCACCTTTTCGCCAATCTATTAGTAATATTTTTACCAAGAAAGATGCAACCGTCATACGTCCTCGATTATGCATATATCCAGTAGTATTTAATTGTCTCATACACGCATCCACGATAGGAAATCCAGTTTTTCCTTTGGTCCATTTCTCAAATTGACTAGAAGAATTCGTCCAATCTAAATGTTGATAACGCTCTTGATAGGATTTTCCTACTACTTCAGGATAATCATAGAGAACGTGGGCAAAAAACTCTCTCCATAGCAATTCACGGATTAGTCCGTGGTTGATTCCGAAAGCACGTTTAAAAACATTATATACCTCACGCACAGATACGCATCCAAATTTAATATAAGCCGATAAGAAAGTTGTCTTCTCTACAAAGAAATCGCGTTTTTTATCATAATGTTTTTGTTGAAGTGCTGCTGTTTTTAATCGATGTATGGCTTCTGTTCTTCCGCCAACCACCAATTTATCTGGATTTTTAGTTGTAAATTTATTCATAGCGTCTTGTAAAGAAAGGCGATTTTTTATAGATTTGTTTGTCTCCTTTAGATTCGTAACCTTTTTTAATTGAGGCTCTAAGGGATGTGTATGCACAACTTTTAAATAAAAAGGTGTATATTTTTTATAGGCCTTACCTCCGGTAGTAATCGAACCAGGTTCATATAAATAATAATCGGAAAACATTTGACATTCAATAGAAAGATGTTTGCATAATTCTTCTGTTTCTGTTTCGCGTTCTATTGCGTAAGGTGTATAATCTTTATTAAAAAAAATACCATTTATATTTAATTCATGAACTAGTTCTTTTAAAATAGTGGATTGTTTTCCATAAAGAATTAGTAATTTACCATTTTTTAGCTGTATTTGAGATTCTAAATCTTCTAAACTTTCTATCATAAATTGTATGGCATTTTGGGAACGATAATCATTTGATTTACCTACCTGGTCTGGTGTAAATATAAAACAAGTATACAAATTTTTGCATAATTTACTGGCTTCGATAAGTCCAATATTATCTGTTATTCTAAAATCACGGTGAAATATAAATAATCCATTTTCTAATTTCGTTGGCATATAATATATTCTTATTTATTTTTTAATAGGTTTAGCTGTTTGTTATTTCTTTTTATTGTATATAGAGTATAAATAACATGGCGGCAGTTTTAGTAATAACAACACATGGTGATATTCAGGTTAAAAATTCAAGACATCCAAATTTAACTGAACACGTTGAAAAATTTGAAATCCATCATGATATGACTATAGTTTCATTAAACGCAGTATCTCCAAGTATTCCAAATCTTCTTCCACCAAAAAATGTTGCACCGTTTGTAAAAATAGTTCGCGATTCTACTTCAGAATTTGACGAATCCACTACAAAAAGAGATATGAAACGAATGGTAAATGACATTCGAGAACAAATCATAGAAATGGACGACCAACCAGAGAATGCTAGAAGTGAAATTCATTCTCATAATACAAATTATACAGACGATGAAGAAATTATGGCATATCATTATCACTCACATGAATTATTATATAGAATAAAATCCTATAGTAATAGATTGGTTGATAATAAGCAATTTTTAAGAGAAAATAATTTGGTAAAACCGAGAAGCTCAAATTGGAAATTAAATTTATTAAATTCTGGACCAACTACAGATGAGGATTTAATGGATACATTAAATCCTTCTGTAGGTTCTTTAAGAAGTGCAAGAACAAGAGATGAATATACAGTAACTAGATTAGAAACAATAATAGATGAATTATATTCTAGAGGAATAAGAAAACTCATTATAATTGACCTTTCTTGTAGTGTTATTCGTAAAAAACAAAGTGGAATAACTAGGAGAGGAGAAAGAAATGTCGCACTTACTGAGATTCGAGAAGAATCTCCACAATCTTCCAGTTTAGGTGGTAGGAGAACGGTTAAAAAACATAAACGTATTAAAACAACTAGAAAAAGATATAAAAAATAACTTTGTATATAATGTATCCTGATGTACGGACTTCGAGAACTGCTAGATAGTGTTCAACGTTCTTTTGTCGATAAATCTAACAGTATCAAGTCGTTTTTTTCAGAAAAAATGACTACAATTGATAGCTTTAAGGCAAATACTTTAACTTATATTGTGTTTTATAGTAAGGTTATGCATAACGTAAATCAAAAATATAAACAGCTTTATGATAATAATTATGTAGCGAAAACAATAATCGATCATACAAGTTATGGTTTTGACTATATTTATTCATTTTTTATTCGTAAGAAGATAGAACCGTTTTCTTCGAATTGGATCTCCACATATATCTTATCGAAGCGTGATAAGAATCGTTATGTTGGTGAGGAATATACGCTTTTGGAATCCTATGATTTTATGACAAATCCTTATCAATGTTCTAATAATTCTATGATATGTGAACTAAATTTTAATGAGACGTGTGATGCGGTTGATTCGATTGTTTTAAATAGTCCTTCATATCTCGAAGGTCTAGTAAAGATGAAGATTGGTGGACAATATGTGTATCGTATTTTTGATAATAACAATGGGTTATTTAAGGAATTTAAGATGCCACTTCTTCCTAGCAATGCAAGTTTCTTGAGTATTGAATATACACATCCCTTGATGAAAAATAGTATTATTATAAGTTTGAATAAATCGGTTTATATTGCAAATAATCAAATATTATCTCCTACATTTATTAAGATGTATTTGGAATATCAGTCTGAGTTATATCATTTCGACATGGATTATGTTTTGAAGGTAATGGATAATAACATTAATAGTTTTGAATTGAAATTTGATAAGTCTGTATTGTTGACAGAAGGTGGTTATTTAATAGTATAAAAAATAAAAAA